AAAATAAAAAATCCTTAAATGAAAATAGGACATTAAGTTTTACTAGCGCTGATGTAGCTCCAATATCTGGAGATGTACGTAGCTCATTAATGGCTAAAATGGGAGCTGAGTTTGGTTTTCAACAACCCCAACGTAGTGATTTAAAAATTATTGACAAAGTAGACGAGAGTACAGGTGAGAGAATAAACCCGTATTTAAATTTTATAGCAGACGCGGCAAACAACATGACGCCTCAAGATAAATCAGGATTAAGACAATTAGATTAATATGCCAATACCTCAAACAATACGTGTTAACCCATTAGATTTGCAAGGAAATATTGCAATTGGGGTATCACTACCTTTTAATGGTCCTGCTGCTTTTAATCCTACATATAGTACTCAAGAACAAATTAAATCAAATCTAATTAATCTTTTACTTACTAATAAGGGAGAAAGAATAATGAATCCCCAATTTGGAGCAGATTTGAAAACTGTATTATTTGAAGGAATAACAGAAGATACTTCTGTAATAATTAGAAATCTAATATCAACTAACGTATCTATTTTTGTTCCTGAAGTAACAGTCACTAATTTGATTATAGATAAACAAGAAGATCAAAATATAATAAGTATAACAGTTCAATATAGAATAAACCTATCAGGAAATGCTGATCAAATAACAGTACAATTTATATAAAATGGCAGATAATAGTAACGTATCATATTTAAATAAAACTTTTAGCGATTTTAAGACTAATCTTATAAATTATACTAGAACCTACTTTCCAACTACATATAATGATTTCTCAGAAGCATCACCAGGAAATATGTTTATTGAGATGGCGGCTTATGTTGGTGATGTAATGTCATTTTATTTAGATACTCAAGTACAGGAAAATTTTCTATTATACGCTAAAGAAAAAGAAAATTTATATGCTTTATCGTATATGTTAGGATACAGACCTAAAGCATCATATGCTTCTGTAACTACAGTAGATATATATCAGTTAATACCTTCATTAGGAGACGTTCCTGATTATAGTTATGCTGTTGTTATTCCAGAAAACACACAATTAACAGCAAATGGATTTGGTACTAAATTTTTAACAGTTGATAAAGTAGATTTTACTGATACAACTAATACTGAAATAACTTTTGTAGATAATAACCTTTTTTTATTAAAAAAATCAGTTAATGCTATATCGGCTGAAATAAAATCAATTACTCTTAATTTTTCTACTCCACAAAAATTCCAAATATCTACTATTACTGATACTAATATATTACAAATATTAGATGCTACTGATGCTCAAGGAAATAAATGGTATGAAGTACCATATTTAGCTCAATCTACAATATTTGATAAAGTTTCCAATCCAACATCTGGATCAGATGGTGTACCTTATTTATTACAATTAAAACGTGTACCGCGTCGTTTTGTATCTCGTTTATTATCAGATAATACACTACAATTAGAATTTGGTGCTGGTATTTCTAATAAATCAGACCAAACAATATTACCTACTCCAGATACTATAGGATTAGGTTTAGTACCAGGTATTTCTACTTTATACGATGATTATAACAAAGCAGGTGTATTCTTTACACAAGAATATGGTTTAGCACCAAGTAATAATATAACAGTACGTTATCTTGTAGGTGGAGGTATTACATCTAACATTAATGCAAATACAATAACAACTATAGATAAATCAGGAATAATATTTCCTAATGGAGGTGGACCAGCAAATACTACTATTTTAAATAGTGTAGCAGTAGTTAACAACATTCCAGCTAGTGGTGGTAGAAATGGTTACCAAGTAGAAGAAATTCGTAATAATGCATTTAACGCATATCAATCACAATTAAGAGCAGTAACTAGAGAAGATTACATGGTAAGAGCATTATCTTTACCTTCTAATTACGGTTCTATAGCTAAAGTATATGTTACTCAAGATGTAGCTAAAGAAATGTTACCAACTCCTACAGTAGCGACTACTGAAGAAAGAAATCCATTATCATTAGACATGTATATATTAGGTTATAATTCCAATAAACAATTAACATCAGCTTCTACTACATTAAAACAAAATTTAGCTACTTATATTAACGAATTTAGAATGGTTACTGATGCTATTAATATTAAAGATGCATTTTATATTAACATAGGTATTAATTTTGATATAACTGTTAAAAGTGGTTTTAACAATAATACTGTAATAACAGACTGTATAGTAGCTTTACAAGATTATTTTAATATTGAAAAATGGAATATTAATCAACCTATTACAATTTCTGATGTAATATCTACCTTATTAAACGTAAAAGGTGTACAATCGGTAGTAAAATTAGAATTTATAAATAAACAAGATTCAACAGGAACTACATATTCGCCATATACTTATGATATCCCTGGTGCTACTCGTAGGAATATAATTTACCCGTCATTAGATCCAAGTATATTTGAAGTAAGATATCCTAATACAGATATTCAAGGAAGAGTAGTCCCATTCTAAACACTTAATTTATACTATATTTATATATAGTAATTAATAAATTATGGCAGTATATAAAATATTTCCTGAGAAAAGTGCAACACTTTATTCATACTATCCTACACTTAATTCAGGAATAGATGAAATATTAGAACTTAGCACTTATCTTTCTATAGGAGGTACTTATGAAGTATCTCGTCCAATCATTAAATTTTCTCAAGATGAGATAAATGATATAATTACTAATAAAGTAAATGGAAAGATTCATAGTGCTTCTTTAAAATTATCTTTAGCATATGCTTCTCAATTACCTTTAGATTATTCAATACATTGTTATCCTTTAGCAGTTGATTGGAACGTAGGTACTGGTCGATTTGCAAATTCACCTATTACAACAGATGGTGTTAGTTGGCAATACACTACAGAAATAGGAGGAACTCAATGGTTTGATACATCCATACCCGGAACTACAGGTTCATATAGTACTAATATAGGAGGTGGATTGTGGTATACAGGATCTTATGAAACTACTCAATCATTTACTCGTACTTCTACTAAGGATATAATATTAGATGTTACTAATATTGTAAATAGTTGGTTTAGTAGTTCAATAAATAATAATGGATTTATAATAAAACATAGTGACTCTTTAGAATTTTCATCTTCATCTGTATTTGAAACTAAATATTTCTCAGGTAATACTCATACAATCTATCCACCATGTTTAGAAATAAAATGGAATGACTGGTCATATAATACAGGTTCATTAATAGTTACTACATCACCTAATATAGTAGCTACATTAGCTAATAATAAAAGTGAATATCAACAGGATTCAGTTCAACGTTTCAGAATAAATATAAGAGATAGATATCCAGCAAGAGCATTTACAACATCCTCTGTTTATCTTAATAATAGAGCTTTACCAACTGCTTCATATTATTTAATAAAAGATTTGGATACTGAAGAGATTGTCGTAGATTATGATACTACATACACTAAAATAAGCTGTGATTCAACAGGTATGTATTTTGATGTATATATGAATGGATTAGAACCAGAACGTTATTATAAAGTATTAATTAAAACTACTGTTGATGGTAGTACATTAGTATTAGATGATAATTATTTCTTTAAAGTTATAAGATAATATGTCACAAATTCCTATAGAAAAACAAGTATTTGATAAACTTACTTTTCCTAAAGTAATTAATACACAATTTAGTCAATTATTAAATGCTCAAGGATCTGAAGAACAACCAACATTTACTTTAGAAGATTTTTTTCAATTATATGAACAATTATTTTACCAAATACCTAAAGAAGGAGAAATTGAATCACATAGATATATTTTAGAAAAAGAAGCAGATTACTTAGGTGTTATAATTAACCAAGACGATATTCAAGCTTTATTAGACGAAATTACTACACTTAGACAACAACTATTAGATACACAAACTATAGTTAATGATTTAAGTAAAACAATAAATAAATAATGGCAAATAATATTAAAATAACAGGTAATATTATAAATACCACTACAGTTACACGTTACTCTAGTGATGATACTAATTTAATTTCATCCCAAAATTTACAAGAAAATTTTGGTGGAGCAGGAGATTACATAGAATATTATATATATGCTGCTGGTGGTAATCTTTTAAATACAAATTATAATTATCTTGACTATAAATTACCAACAACAACAGGATTAACTCCTTCTGTTTCTAATAATCCTAACACAACTGGTAATATACAAACAACAGATATTGGTATTACATCTACTTTAGTAACTCCTACAAGTTCATTATATCCTACTATAGAAATAGATCCTGTTAAAGATATTCAAAATATAGGATATACATCAGGGGAATTTAATTCTAGATATAATTTCTTTCGCAATATATTGTCTAATAATATTGATAGAGCATTATTTGTTAAAGAAATATCACAAGATAGAACTGAAATTAGATTAGCTTCAACTACATTAACAAATGATGAAATTGAATCAACTGTTAATAATGTTATTAATCAAATCAATAGTTCATCATATTATGTAGATTATTTATTAAATTTTGGTGATAATCAACAATATGTAGCTGTTAATATAGCATTAAATAAAGCTACTACGGGATATGAGGTTTTATTTAAAATGTATGAACCTTTACCACCAGAAGTTCAAGAAAAACAAACATTATGGGTTGTAGAGGAAAAAGTATTTCCTTATATATTTGATATAAATTTAGATACTTTAATCATACCACCACCCCCTCCAACATTAAGAGGTCCAAATTTCAATATTCCTATACCAACTCAAACTACAGTATCTACTACATATACTAATTACGATACAGCATTAATGACTTTACAGTCATTACAAAATTCATCTTATCAACAATTGTTGAATTTAATGACTACTCAAAGTATATCAATA